CTACCCCCACCCCGACCTTAAGGGTGACCTGCATTCGCTAGAAATTTTGGATGCCACCACAATCAAACCGCTACTAGATGACCGCGGTATGCGCCCAGCCGCCCCATACCCTGCCTATCAACAAATCCTGTACGGCTTCCCACGCGGCGAATTCCTGGCATCAGACGATAACAGTGCAGACGGCGAGTATTCCGCAGATGAACTCATCTACCTAAAACGTAACCACCGCACATTCACCCCCTATGGTTTCTCAGCTGTTGAACGCGCACTACCTGTCGCAGACATTTACATGAAACGTCAGCAGTGGTTGCGTGCAGAATTCACGGATGGCACTACCCCGTCAATGTGGCTTAAGCCTAGTGAAACTATCAACCTGACACCTGAACAACTACGCGCCTACGAACAAATCATGAACGACGATTTGGCAGGACAAACCGACCAACGTCACCGTATGCGTATCCTGTTCCCTGGACTAGACCCAATCGACAACAGCGGCAGTAGCGAAAAGTTTAACGACACACAAGACAACTACCTGGTGACAAGTATCACGGGACATTTCGGTGTGCTACCTACAGAGATTGGGTTTAGTGCTAAGGGCGGTTTGGGTGGTTCAGGGCATCAGGCTGGTGAGGCTGAGGCTGCTTCCCGTCTAGGTGCAGAACCGATTATCAAATGGGTTGAGGCTCAACTGTCCGACATCATGTACAAGTATCTGGGGACACCACGGGAACTTGTTTTCCGTTTCCTATCTGGGCATGAGTCCGACACGTTAGAGGGTGCGCAACGCCGCGAGATTGAAGCGAACACGGGGCAGCGTGCCATAAACGAATCACGCGCAGAAATTGGTTTGCCACTAATCGATTCACCCTATGCGGACATGCCCATGATTAAGTCTGGGTCTAACAGTTTCTTTATTACTCCTGACGGCATTGTGGCAGTGGGTACACCTAGCGACATTCCAGCTGGTGCAACACCTGACCCTGTAGATGTAGCACCTGAAACAACAACTAATCCTGACGTGACGGGTGAGGTTAAAGCATTCCTGAAGTGGGCTAAAAAGCCGCAGGGGCGTGACTTTGAATTCTTGTCTGTGGACGAGTTCACGGGGTCAGCGTTGAACCGTGCAGCCAAAATGGGTGATGCCGATTTAGTTAAAGCCCTTGCGGATGGTGTTCTAAAAAAAGCGTAAGCCCTAGAGATGGGGCGAAGGCTGACCTAATCACATCGAACGCCGCACTCTTGTTGGGCGCGTTAAAAGCGCAGGCAGATGTGGAACGTATCGCACGGCTGTGGGTGGAACATAACAAGGCTGAACTAGCTGCTAAAACTGTGACACCTGAGCAGGTCGATTCTGCTAGGGCGTGGGCGCAACTCAACGCGCACTTAAACTCTGCCAGCCTGAGTAACGTGTTGGAGCAGGTGTACGGGTCGGGGTGGGCGTATGGCACGAATGATGCGGCACACGAATTGGGTTTGGAGATTGCTGACCCGTGGGCGAACTGGCAGCCAGGTAACGAAGCCGCCGCCGCCCTAGTCGATGCGCCACAAGGTTTACAGACACTGTTGGAAGCCCGTGATGTGACGATTAAAGACATGAACAATACGACACTTGACCGTCTAGGTTCTGCCCTGGCTGAGTCACTATCGCAAGGTTTGGGCATTCAGGAAACGGCAAGCATCGTAAACCAGGTGTTTGATAATCCTGCTAGGGCAATGATTGTTGCACGTACTGAAACTGCTAGGGCGTTGGTGCAGGCAAACATTGACCAGTATCGTGCAGAGAACGTGCAGTCGTTGGAGTGGCTTGTGGGTGACCCGTGCGACATTTGCGCAGAGAATGACGGTGTGATTGTTGCTATCGGTGACGAATTCCCTAGCGGTGACGAGTACCCACCAGCGCACCCGAATTGTGTGTGTGACGTTGCACCCGTAAGCGAATAGATAAACGCCACATGACCGTGGCATAATTAGAACAGACTTTAGGAGCAGACATGGCACTCGTACATTTGAACGTAGGCGTAGGCACAACACCCACCAAAATGTTTACCGTACAACCAGCAGGCGGTTCTATTGCCGTATCCATCCAAAACAACCACAGCGCATCCGTTTACGTTGGTGATTCAAGCGTAACCACAAGCGGTGCTACACAAGGTCACATCATTGCCGCAGGTGCAACATACCAGCTGTGGATGAGCGCACAAGACGAACTGTACGGTGTTGCCGCCGCCGCTACTTCCGCTGGTGCTATTTCGGTTCTCTATTCTGGGGTCTAAATGTTACCTGCAACATTGCCGCTAACAATCCCACAAGGTACAGACCAAACTTTCACGTTCACTATCGCAGGGTATGACCTGACCACATACACGGCGAAACTTCAGGCACGTACACAGTACGGTGCAAAAACAGCGTTTGTGACTTTAACTAACGGGTCAGGTATCACACTAGGTAACGGGTCATTTACCTGGACTTTTACAAATGCGCAAACCAACCTGTTTCCGTTGGGGCGTTGGGTTTACGATTTTGAGATTACGTCGGGCGGCGGTCAGGTCACACGCCTTATTCAGGGCAGCATGACGGTTACGCCACAGGTGACGTTGTGACAGACATAACCGTAACCATGACCCCTGTCATTGTGCAGGTGTCTGAAAACACTTTCGCAATAAACATGCAGGGTGTTGGTGCGCAAGGTCCTACAGGTTCGCAGGGTGTCAAGGGCGATACTGGTTTGGTCGGTGTAGCGTTCCAGGGGACTGAACCTAGCCATGCACAGTTGTGGGCTGACACGTCTACGGTATCGGCACAGGTTGCAGTGTTTGATGGTGGTAGTCCTGCAACTCAGTTAACGTCTATCAAGCTGCGCCGTGGGCTGGCTGCTACTTGGACTTCAACTAATCCTATTTTGGATTTGGGTGAGTTTGGTTATGAAACTGACAGCACTAAATTTAAGATTGGTGACGGCGTTAAACGGTGGGCTGTGCTGGCGTATGCTACCGCTGAACCTAACCTGGTCAATGCAACAGTGACTGGCACTCAGTTTACGATGACAGGTGTAACTGTCGTGAATGGAACTATTACGGGGGGTACGGCGTGACCGCGTTAAAGTATTGGGATGCCACCGCCAACAACAACAACGGCGCATGGCTATCGTTAACACTGACCCAGCAAAACAATGTCAAAGTTTCTGCATCTGCACCGCAAGATTTGTCACAGCTATGGGCTGACCCGAACGATGTAACATACATTAACGCTATCGATGGGGGTTCAGCATGAGCGCGTTAAAGTATTGGGATGGCTCAAAGTGGGCTTATCTTGCGCAGGGTGTCAAGGGTGATAGTGGCGGTACGGGTATTGTTGCCCAACCGACTGCGCCAGACATTAGCCAGTTGTGGCTTGATACGTCTGTGGTGGGTAGTTCAGGTAGTGTCCCTGTTAAAGGTACAACTAACCAGGTGCTAGCGAAGGCATCGAATGCGGACTATGACACTCAGTGGGTTTCGGCAGGTGCAGGAACGGTCACAAGTGTTACTGCCACATCACCACTCACGGGTGGCACAATCACGGGTTCAGGCAGTATTGGTATTGCGGACGCATCCACCACGGCTAAAGGTGCGGTACAGCTTAACGACACGACCACATCGACCAGCACCACACAAGCCGCCACAGCAAACAGTGTAAAGGTTGTTGCTGACGCAGCGGCGGCAGCCACCAACACAGCAAACAACGCGCAAACTTCCGCCAACGGCAAGGTCAGTGGAGTAACCGCGTTAGATGCCACAATCAGTATTACGGGTACAGCGACTGCGCCTATTCTTGCGGTGGGTACTGTCCCTGCTGCTTCGGTTTCTGGGCTTGCCACATCCGCTACGACAGACACAACAGATGCTTCCAACATTACGTCTGGCACTCTTGCCGCTGCCCGTGTCGCTACATTAAACCAGGACACGACAGGCAACGCCGCTACTGCAACTAACATTGCTGCTGGAACTACGACCCTGGCTTCAAATGTCACGGCATCGTCGCTCACATCATTTGGCACTGACCCAACGACAAACACGCAAGCAGTAGATAATAACAGCACAAAGATAGCCACTACTGCTTTTGTTGTAGGTCAGGCTGGGGCTGCAACACCTGTAATAAATGGCACTGCTGCTGCTGGTTCATCGTTACGCTATTCACGCCAAGACCATGTACATCCAACAGATACAACCCGTGCGCCATCTACTGGAATTGCACCTACCGCAATCACAGGCACGGCATACACGTTAACTTCCCGTGCAGGTGACCAGTACCAGTCCACCACAGCGGTTGATGTGATTACTAGACAGTTAGCATCAGGCACACGAACCCTAGCCAACGGCACAGTTTCTTTAACTACTTTTACACCTGCGGTAACAATCACTATTTCTAACATTGCGTCGGTTGCTTCTACCGCTGGAACAGATACGGGTGGTACAAGTGTGCGCCGTATGGGTTTGTTTACTGTCAACACTTCAACCAACGCTGTTACTCTTGTGGCACGTACTGCTAGTGATGCAACATTGTGGAACACTGCGTTTATTACTTACACAAGGGCGTTTGACACTACTGGTGGTTTCCCATCAACGTACACGCTAAACGCTGGCACTACGTACGCTATTGGTTTTATTGGATACAACACGGGTGGTGTTTACGGTCAGCCTGCCGTTGTTGGTGGCGCAACCCTCACCGTAATTCATTCCTACGCCCCATTTATTTACGGTCAGATTCTTACCCAAACCGACTTGCCGACGGCGGCTACTGTGCCTGTGTTAACTACAGGTGCTGGACCTTATGCAAGGTTGACGTAATGAAGGGTTTGCTATGGCACAGCTAAAGATTTGGGATTCAGTCAACAAGGTCTGGATTCCTGCCGTTGTCGGTGCAGTCGGTCAGACAGGTCCTAAAGGTGACACTGGTCCTGGTGTTCCTGCTGGCGGAGACAATGGGACGGTTCTCACTAAGGTTGGAACTGGTCCAGGTACTGACTATCAAACTTCATGGCAAGCAGTCACTACAGGTGTTTCATCTGTAGACAATTTAACGGGCGCAGTGTCGCTAACAAACAACTACGATGCAAAAGGTACGGCTGCGCTCAAATCCAAATTTGATTCGTTTCTGGCAAAGTCAAACGGCGTACTCAACGCCTACCCACCTGTCAAAGTCCCAACTAACTACGGCACAGGTACAACAACTGTTGGTGATGCAAACGTAGTTGCATGGGACTCAGGCAAGTTCACGTATCGTGGTTTGGTCACGGGGCAAACAGTCACTATTAGTGGCACAACGTATGTACGCAACAACCCACTCAACAACGCAACAACCGACATTTCATACAACGTGTACTGGATAGAGTTTGACCACTACGGGCAGAATTTTGATGTGCGTTATGCCGCCGCCTCAGGCAAACGACAAATCTGGGTGTGGGTTGATGGCTCTCCGACCACTCTTACATCTAACGGGCTTGCAGGCACAACGGGTGTGCCATCCTTCTACAGAGTAAACTTTGATACTGTTGCGCAACGCCGTATCCGTATCATGTTGGGGTCAACTGACTTTGCTGGTATCGGTTTGCTCAACGCATCAGACACCATTTTTCCTGTTGAACAAAAACTATTAAAGGTCGCTTTGTTTGGCGGTTCATGGTTTCAAGGTGGGGCTGGTGGCGTATCCAACCTCAGTGAGCAACTGTCCGTGCAGCTAGGCGAAATGTTGAACGCCGACTATTACGTGTTGGCTATCGGTGGCACAGGCTACGTGAACGGCAACCAGTACGACCCGTTGTTGGGCTACGTTGCAAACACAAACAATAATAACGGTCCAAGTTGGATTGCAGACAGTCGCTTAAGTCCGCTGCTCACTATCCAGCCTGACCTTGTAATCTTTTTGGGAACAACAAACGACGATGACTACACGGGCACACAGTACAAGTTAGCTGACCATGTGAAATACGTTTATGACTACGTTAAAAACCTGGCATCTAACCCCAAAATTATTTCGTTTGCCCGACAATCAAATGGGCAGTACAGCACAAACATTGCCAGCAACGCATCTATTGTCACGGCTGCTGCAACTGCGCATCCTTCCGTTATCGGTGCGGTGGACGATTACAGTGAGCAGTGGATTACTGGAACTGTTGCAGGCGGCACAGGTAATGCACCAGTGTTTATCTACAGCGACAATCACCCGACGGCGGCAGGTAACCACTACTATGCCACCAGAATGTTTAACCGCATTTTCGATTTTGTTAAAACGTACACAAGGAGTTAGAGATGCCACAAATCACACAAATTCAGGTGCGTAGAGATACCGCCGCGAACTGGGTTACTGCACAAACAAACGCAGGTGCAACACCTATCCTGGCATCTGGTGAGATTGGTTTAGAAACCGATACAGGCAGGTTCAAGATTGGTAATGGCTCATCACTGTGGGGCGCGTTAACCTATGCCACTGACGGTTCAAAACTCACTGGAACTATCACCGCATCAACTGCCGCCAACGTGACAGGTACGGTTGCTGTCGCTAACGGTGGGACGGGTAAAACTACTTTTGGTGCTACGGCTGGGGTGCTTAAAACTGATGGCTCTAACGTGCTGTCAGCTGCAACTATTGTTGATGCCGATGTGGCTACTGGTGCGGCGATTGATTCTAAAAAGATTTCTGGCACGGCATCGACTTTGGCTCAGGTTCGTGCGAGAACTTACCAGGGTGCTAACACGTTGGATGTGCCATCACGTCAGTTTGTAACTGCTGGCGCAGCCCCCGTTAACGGAATTGTTAGAGGGTATTTCTTTACTCCAGATTCAGACATTACGGTTAATAACGTCAACTATTATGTGACAGGTGCTTCAAACTGGACGGGCGCAACAAGCCCACTGGCGCAGGCTGGTTTGTACGCTGTCACATTCCCGTCAGGTGTCACCACGCTCACCCCAATCACTAACGCACAATCAGCGTTCAAATCGTCACCATACGGAACTCTTAACGCGTATGAAAGTTTTACGTTGACTCAAGCAACAACGCTAACGGCAGGCAACACTTACGCCGTGGCACTGCTCACAAAATGGACTGGTACGCCAACAAGTCCAGGACAGCTTGCCTACCCTGCAATTCAAGGCGGCGCATTGAATGGATTTGCTCCACAAATAACTTTTACTGTCGGCACAACAGGAAGCCAAACCGACCTCACCGCAGTAATCACTAGCCCTGCTGGAACAAACACCCCCTACTATCAAAGGCTGGCATAGTGGCTTGTCGTACGGGATGCCCCACACAAGACTGCGATTCATACGCCGACTGTTGCAAATCAATCGGCATAGATAGAACATCTTTGAAAGTTCGGGCGTGACAAACACCCCCCACGCTTGCGATAATTTTAGGTATCGAACCGTTAGGAGTATCCACGTTGGCTACTAAAGACATTGCCGTTTATTCAGC